CTTGGTCTTGTATGATACCACTGCCTCATACTCACCCTCTTCGATTACCTTGTCCTCGCAGTCATTGTCCCATCCGACTGGGGTGCCGTTGTACCCTACTGACAGGATGCGATTATCCTTGACCAGTATGGCACCGACGTTGAGTTTGCGTGACTGACTGAGTGCGGCAAACTCTTTTGCCACGTTCATGTAAACCTGCTTGAACTTGTCCTTCATCATTCCTCCTTGATGAACACACCATCGACCATCGTACCCTTGCGGTCCTTGATGTCATTGTATGCTGTCTTGAGGCACTCCGTCATAGTGATGCCATTACGTTCTGCGATGTTGATGAGGACGACCATCATGTCACCGATGTCGTCCTTGATGTCGTTGCCCTTGCAGATATTGTCTGACAGTTCACCTGCCTCCTGTATCAACTTGGCAAACTGGTCTTTGTCTGTAGCACCCTCAATGAGATTGCGGTCATGGTGCCACATCTTGATCAGTTCGGTGAGTGTCGCCATATCGGCGGACTCTTTCAGGATGGTCGTGCTTTTCTTGTGTACACTCATTTCTCTATCCCTTATTCTATCCCTTATCTTTCGGTAATACTCTTCGGTTACTAGTGTCACTCTACGACCTCTGATACAGGAATGAACCTAAGATAGTCGTGTCCACAACTGCCTGTTGCTACCACCTCATAATGTACTTGGTTCCTTGTTCCATCACGAGCAACAATCTGGTTGGTTTCAATCGAGACCGTGTTGAGGTCTGCCCAGAACCCAGTGCGACCACATTCAATGTGAGCAGCAAACAGTGCGTTCTCTTGTGCCTTGACTCGATTGGCAGATTGTCCCTTCGAGTTGAAGGTCGGGAAGTCGGCGAATGCTGTTGCCGACAGTAGTGCCAGTGGTAAGATTAGATATTTCATTTAGTACCTCACGTTTTGTTCTTTCTCACGGAAATCGAGTTCATACTGCGACCGATAGTCCTTGTTGGTTTCGATTGCCTCTTCGAGCACCGTCATGTTCGGGTAGTCTTTGACTAGTGCCGTTGTATCTTTGGGGAAGCAAGCACCACCATACCCTCGTCGTCCATCATATCCTGGCACTGTCGTGTGACTGCTGCCAATGCGTGAGTCTAGACCGATAGCATTGATAACTACATTGGGTCGGACATGATCTGTATTGAGCATGGCGTCAAACAGTTGATTGAAGTAGGTCACCTTGGTTGCCAAGAAGGTGTTGATACCATACTTGACGAAGGATGCCTCTGCTGGGGACATGTAGTAAGCAGGAGCAGGTTTACATAGACTGTGATAAGAGTAGAGTGTTTCGACATCGGATGCTGAAGATTCGTCATCCCTGCTACCTGAAGGTTTGCGTCCACCCAAGATGTGAAAGGGTGGGTTGATAAACTGCTCTTGAGCAGACTTCTCGGTCAGGAACTCAGGGTTGTAGACCAGTCGACTACCAGCATACTCTTCAGAAGCAAGGTCGTTCACTATCTCGGGAGTGACCGTGGACTTGAGTACAACGACGGCATCGGGTGCCCTCGCGACAATCTCTTTGACGCATGTTTTCACAATGTCTGCGTCGATGGCACCGTCGGGGCCCATCGGTGTTGGCACACAGACAAAGGCAAAGTCAGTGCTCTTGTCGAGTTCACTGATGTGACTATTGTAGATGGGGTCGATGATTTGTACTGTGTTCTCTGGTATGGTAAAGGCGAACGATACTGCCTTGCCCACAAACCCATGACCAATAACTGCTATCTTCATTTCGTATCCTTGCTGTAGTCGTTTTCAATTTCAATGATTGTAGATACCAGCACGTCTTCGTACTGCCTATCCTCTGTTCGTATTACAATGCGGTCTGACCGTTTGTCGTATGGCAGGATCTCACCCTCTACCGTACAAACTCTACCACTGTTTAGACTGGTAAATGTTACCCTTGCCATGATTACTCCTCGTATGAGTTGTTGAATGCCCACTCTATAGCACCCTGAGCCTCTCGCTCAAGGGGTCGGTTGTCATACCACCCACCGTTCTCGGCATCGATCTGTTTCATGAGGTGAGCGATCTGTTGCGGAGTGATAGGATACTTGGCGCGAACAGCACTACTCGCTGTCGCTGCCATGATACGGTAGAGTTGTCGATACCAACCTGTGCCTGTGATAGTCATGTACTCCATGACCATACGATTAGGCACAAAGGGGCAATCGAGATAACCCGACCATGTGATGTTGGTGTTTACCATAGTGCTCTTACGGTGTGCCAGCACTTGTCGTCTCATCTCATCCGGTAGATTGTCAAGGAATGAGTTGCCTGTCTTCTCGACATAGGGGTGCTCTGCTATCAGGCGAGATACGTTGAGAGGGCGACCAGATCGAGTATGAAAATAATTGTGAGCATTCTCATAAGATGCCGGAATGTAGTACATTCGTGAACTATCTTTTGTTTGCTCATCCCCAAGCGATCCGAGGGATTTATTAAGAGCATACCAAAACTGTCGTATCTGTGATTCGGGTACTCTTCGGTCAAGATCGAATACAATTCTGCATTTAACTTTCTCTGGCAATGATGAAGCAGTAGAATAAATGCAAATGTTATGATCGTCATAAAGATTAAGTAACTCATCGATTGTTCCTTCGTAGTCGTCTACGTCTACGCATGCCCAGTGACCCCACTCCTTTACATTACGATTGGCACGTGTGGTGCCATCCTTGTATACAGCAGGACTGATCAGTGGTGCTTCGCTTTTTCCTTTTAGAGGTTGGGTTGATAGGTCACGCAATAGATCAACAAACTCGTCCCATGAATCGAAGTCCATGGTCCTGTGAGTTTTATTATCGAATGCCGATTTGAATATTGTTAAAGAATAACTCATGAGAACCTATTATACGGATACATAATGGGATGTAAAGCTATTTGTTGGGATCGCCCCACTTGGTTCCTTCCTCGATGGCACCCTGAGCACATTGGACGTATTCTCGGTCCTCTTCGCTGAGGACAGACCAGAAGGGCGAGAGGCGATAAGTCAAGTCCATTGCCTTATCGGGATACATCAGGTGTAGGTCGTTCTCCATAATCTCTTGGAGTTCGTCGAGTCTTGCGTCTAGTTTCTCTCTTAGGTTCACCCGAAAAAATCCTCTAGTGATACAGTCTCTTCTGCTTTCCAGTCCTGTGCGTCTAGTATTGGTTCTATCACGTTCAGGAAGGATTTCTGAAACATCTTGTCATAATCGACATACTTATTTAGACCGAACTCCGGTGGGAGATAATCTGGGAAGGCGATGACGTCCTCCCTTGTTGGGTTCTTGGGATTGAGATACAGAAACTTGATCTTCTCACCGTTCTTGATGTCGGTCAGTTTCTTTGATAGTTTATTGTCCTTGACTGCTTTATTGTAGAGCAGTGATCCTCTCACGTGAATGGGTGTGCCCTTCTTGTAGACAGTATCACGGTCTCGCCACTTGACTACATCACTGACACCACGTGGGAATGCTATCTCGTGCGGTTCTAGCGTGTTAAAATGTGCACGGAAAATTTGTATCGCAGTCTGCGTATCCTTCTCTGTGCCCGTGACCATAACCTTGAACAGACCCTTCAGTGCCTCACGGCATGAGGCAGGGGTAGAGGACTTGACTGCCTCGATACCCATGATCTTGAGTTTAGGTTTGGCATACTGGACACCCTCGTTGTTATACACATTGAGTATGTATCGCTTCTTGGCAGTCCAGATACCCACATCAGCGATTGCCTCTCGACCCATGACCATCTTGTTCGAGTATGCGTTCATGTAATCAGACAGTCGCTGATAGGATTTCTCAATGAGGGGGATAAACTTTGTCTCGGCAATCTGATCGATGACCTTGACCGTCTTGTCCTTATCAGTGAGACCCATCTGTTCTACCATAGGACCGAAGTTGATGTAAACCGAATCAGTATCGATAGCGATCACGTAGTCTACTTCATCTGTGCCCAGCAATTGATTCATGTAGTCGTTGACAGTCTTCTCTGCCCAACGAATAGACAGTTGACCTGACAAGGTAATTGCCTCTGCCACTCGCAGGTCGTAGTAACGGAACCACCGATTACCCATCGCACCATAAAGTGAGTTCATCATAATTTTAATTGCCATTTGCTGAGTGTTGAGTTTAGTGATCTCCTTCTCAGCACTCTTGTCACCACCCTGCACTAGTGACTCTCTGCGTAGCATGTCCTTCTTGATCTCTTTGCGTTCAGCATACAGACCGTCAATCACTCCTGGAATAACACCACGTTTCTCTTTCTTGAAGTGCACCCCATTGGCAGCGATACAGTGATCAGATAGGACTGGGTCAGGGCGACGTCCCTCCAGGCAGTTATCTACGGTGACATTTGCGGTGCGGGTATCCACCACTGTCTCAGGACTCATATTGTATTGCATCATGAGGTGAGGGTAGAGAGAGTTGAGGTCGAACGATACAATCCAGGAGTGCCTGCCTACGTGCGGTTGCTTTACATACCCACCTGCCAGTTCAGCACTCATCCTCTCGGTCTTTTGAGGGACTGCTGTTTTCCTCTTACATAGTTCACGATAGATGTAGGTGTCCCACAATTGAGTGGTGCCGAATGCCTCCTGATAGTTACACCCACCCTTGTATGCTATTGTGAGGGCAAGGTCAATGAGACCCATCTTCTCGTCGATCTGTTCGACAAGCAGCACGTCTTTGATGTTGTAGTCGATGAACTTTTGATAGTCCTCCTTGTAGAGGGTGAATAGATTACCGAACTCCTCGTAGGATAACTTCTTCTCACCGAGCACAGTGAATGCCACGTGATCTAGTTTGTAGGACTCAAGGACACCGTAGTTCAGGAAACCAAATTTGATGAAGAGGTCATAGTAATCGAGTTGCTCGACTCCTACAATGTCATAGACCTGCTCTTCGCGGCCGTTCTTAGAATGCCTTGTCTTCTCCCTCACCATACCCCAAGGTGATAACTTCTTGATAGTATCAGGACCAATCATACGGGCAGTGCGATTGATCAGGTAGGGAAAGTCGAACCCTTTGATGTTCCACCCTGTCACGATGTCAGGGCAGGTATCCTTACCCGACCAGAAGGATATAAACTTCAGGAGCAGATCAACCTCGCCATCACACTTGACAAAGTAGATGTCCTCTGGATTGACGTCTAGTTCCGTCCTAGATGGGTCGTAGAGGTCTTTAAGTGCCCATACGTATACTGTGGGTTCACCGAAATACTTGAATGCTATAGACTGCACCTCGAAGGCAGCAGGTCCTGGTTCGGGGAACCCCTGATCAGACTCGACCTCGATATCTATGTTAGCGACACGGACATTATTGATGTCATACTTGATCTCATCTGGGAATACAGACTGGATGTATTGTGCGGCATAGTTGGTGTTGCCGTGGATCTTGATTTGATCGATGCCGTCGTATCGCTTGATGAACTCTGATGCGTCCTTCATGGACTCAAACTTCATCTCGTCGACTGGGTCACCTTCGAGTGTAGTCCACTCGGTGTTTGGTTTGTTTGATGATACGTAAAATGTGGGACCGAATGGTTCTCGGTATGATACTCGCTTACCGTCTTCGTATCCACGGTAGCAAATGTTGTTGCCAATTCTGGCGACTTGAGTGTAAAACTTCAAAGATGATACCTCATAAAATAATTAGATGGCACAAGTCCCTTCCTCCACTTGTACCCGTACGATATGCCGATTGGTTACGTCGTACCCCAGCACACCCTTACGCGAGTGCTGTGAAAGTAGTTGCTAGAGGAAAGATGATCAATGCAATTGCAATAAAATCCACCAATACCTCGTCAACTTTCACGGTCTTAGAGAGCCGCGAGTTCATACTATTTCTCCTTATAGAGATAGGTCAAAGAATGTCCCTTGTGAGGACATTACTATCTATACTTCAATTATACGGATACAGAATGGAATGTAAAGTAATTATCAACTTTTGTTGCCAATGTTGTACTTTTGACAAAGTTCCCATTCAGACTTATCTCTGAAGGATACAATCTTGATCTGACGTAGGGGTGCTTTGGATGCTGCCTGTTCGGGATGAACTAGACTCACCAGTCCCCAGTCACTCATGAGGGTTGCGATAGTGTTGCGTCTATCTAAATCGCTCTGTTCTAGGTTCGACTTCTTACCATCAAGGAGAAATAATTCCTTGAAGTGCGTGATGAAGTATCGACCTTGCTTGTGTAGAATGTGACACGACTGAAAGAGTTTCTTCTCTTTGCGTGATGCTACACCAATACGAGTTAGGGTTTCTCTTACCTTTAAAAAATCATCAGGTTCACTGAGGGTCACTTCGAGCATGTCACTCGGTGACCACGATACTAAATTATCCATTGCAATCTCACTTTCGCGGGTTATTATTATACCCGTTTATTTATACTATCGCTTCTTTCCACCTTGCGATAGTCGAGATTTCATTGCCTTGATGTCATCTGCTGAGATAAGGTCGGCAACGGATTCTGCTTTGGCATCAGAGTAACCATAGTACTGCTTGATGATCTCAATGTCATCACCCGTAGACTTCTTGTGCCACTTGCTGAATCGTTTACGTGGACGAATAGTTTTGAGTAGGAAGTCATATTGTAGACGGTTGTCTAGATGACTAGCACGGTTCATCTCATTCGCAAGCAGGACAGTATCTTGGTGATAACTGAGACCGCGATTGGTCATGAATGAATTGTACTGCTTCTCTGTGATATCATCTACCATGATATCGTTCTTGTTGTGGGTGACTGATTTCAACCACTCAAATGGATTACTGCTCATAATTAATGTACTCTGTCAGAACCTGACGGTCCGCTCAATAGGGAAGTCACATCACCGTGAAGGGGATAGATGAGTTCCTCACCATAAAATATTTTGAGGATTTCTAATTCCTCTGTGTCAAATGTCATCAGTTCAAGTTCAGCAACCTCTCGCAGTTTCTTGTAGAGGTCAATCAACTTCTTGGTCATCATCATGAACTCTTCTGATGTCTGTTCGTCTGGATTTTTCATACGATAGGGTCCAGCACGTGGTGCTGTGGTTCCCATCCGAACCTCTCGAGGACTTTGGGGTCTGCGAGTGTGTGCTCACGTTCACCTGTCACTTCCTTGACATAGAGGTTGTTGCCAGGCCACAAGTGATCAGCAAGATCCTTGACCGATACTGGTGCACCGTTGCCTACGTCAATGGCATAGTTCCACTTGATGCTCTCCCAGTTCTCAATGCAGATTTCTATCGCACGACATACATCGTCGACGTGAGTCCAGTCACGAGTGTGGTTGGTGATGTATTCTACATCACGATTGAGCAGCATATCATACAGCATATCTGATCTACTGTTTGGACCGTAGACTGTATGGAACCTTAGTCCGAGGGTGTTCTTTGGTGCCATGTTTTCCATCGCATACTTAGTCGTTGCATAAGGTGACAACCACCATTCGTAGATGCTCGAAGAAGAAGCATAGATAACAGGAATGCCTGCTTGTGCGAGTCTGAATATGTGCTTGGAAGCATTGACGTTGGTATCCCAGTAGAGTTGTGGTTCTTGATGTGATCGACGCACTCCTGCCATCGCAGCAAGGTGAACGACCATATCGTAGTCTTCGAAGTAAGATGCATCATAGTGCCGGAAGTCTTCGATGTTGCCTTCCCACTCCACGATGTCATATTTATCTCTATACATTCGCAGGAAGTTGTTACCGATAAATCCTGGACGATATCCGCGAGTGCCTGTCAATAATATTCTCATACGAACTCCACCTGTGCCATGACCTCTGTGAGACAGGCAACCATATTCAGTTCCTTGTCAGGCACGAAGGCATTTTTGTATTGATAATCTGCCAGTACCAACACGAGTGCGGGGATACTGTCGGGTGATACTGCATCAGTCATGTTATCATAGATACCACGGAAAATTGCAGCAGACTCTACGTCCATGTTCTGTGCTACCCACTTACGCATGTCAGTAAACTTCTTGTTCTTGAGGAAGGTAAACAGTTCAGCGAGGTTAGTCGATACACTACCACCACCCGCATTGAGTGTCAGGGTGCCACCACTACTGTGTCGCTGCATCTCATTGAGGACACGTCGCCAGTCAGGGGCATGTTGCATGATCAACTCAGCAAGCATCTGCTCACTGCTGATTGTGACATTCTCCTGCTTGCAGATATCCATGGCACGTGCCATGAACTGCTGGCATAGTTCTGCCATGATCTTCTTGGAGGTATTGAACTCATAGACACCGCATCGTGAGTGTAGAGGTTCAATGATCTTGTTCTTGAAATTACAGGTGAGTATGAAGCGACAGTTGTTACTGAACTCCTCGATGAAACCACGGAGGGCAGGTTGAGTCGACTGTGCGTTGAGATAATCTGCCTCGTCTAGGATGACTACTTTGTAACCACCAGCAAGGGAAATAGAGGAGGCAAATTGTTTGATCTTGCCTCGGAGGGTATCAATGTTGCCGTCTTCGGAAGCATTGATAAGGATATAGTCAAGACCGAGTTCATTGCATATTGC